ATTTTGATGGATGCGCTGCGCATCCTTCAAAAGTTCATGGGCGCGGTCTAGGGAAATGTCACCGAACTTGGTGATACCGTATTTATCCAAAAGACCGCGTGTCTCATCGCGTGTCTCAGGATGCGAATATGTTTTGACTAAAAGTTTAAGCGCTTCGTCGCGCGCATAATCATTCGCCAATGACGCATCTTTTTTAACATCAGCTTTAGTAACAGCCTTCGCTAATTTTGATAATGAAACCTTAGCGCGCCACGGAGGATCACCGCCAAAGCTTTTTGCAAGAGAAATTAAACTATCTAATGCTTGCGCATGATCGTCTGCGACTATCTCGACATGAACTGCGGGTTTAGCCTCAGTAAAGTCGTGCGTATAACTTAATTTAATTTGTTGCTTCATGTGCGCTCCCCGTCGCAAAAAGTGTATCCAGTTCCATCGACCTCTCGGCTAGAACTCGATTTATTCTGTCATCTGCTCCAGACATAGAAATGTATCTCGCCAAGACAGGTCGCGTCTGGCCGATGCGTCTACAACGTCGGATAGCCTGATAGTTATCGCCTGGGTTCCATGACGCCTCTGCCAATATGACATCGTGGGCCGCAGTAAGTGTTAAGTTCGTCGATGCTGCTTTTATCTGACCCAAAAACACGCGAATGTTGGGGTCTGTCTGAAACCTGTCCTGTGCTACCTGTTTGTCCTTTGTTCCTACTCCCCCATCAACACGCGTTACACCAAAGCTGTCAAGTTGATCGGACAGCAGATCGAGCACGTTCCTGTGGAGAGCAAAGATGACCACCTTACGTGTGGGCGCTGCCATTAACTCTTCATTAACTAATTGGGCAATCCACGGCGCTTTTGCCATTCCGATTGCGCGGCGCTCTGTCGCAAACGCTAACTCGGCTTGCGCAAGATTGCTTAAAAAGTCGCCACCTTTATCGAAGACCGCCGAGAGACGCGCGTCCATCTGTTTAAGAACCGTTGTAGCGCGGCACTTTTTTTCGAGGTCAGACATCATTAACGGATAATTTGTCACCCGCAGCGGTGGGATCTCTTTAAGGACGTCGTCTGTCTTAAGAATAGACATGACCGGCGCGAGCATTTTGCGAATGACCGGCACTTTTTCGGGCTTGGTGCCGTGGATCTGTCTAATCGGCCGATAATTTGAACCGTTTTGAAAGATACTGACCCGGCAATATTGGTCCTCAAAAGACTGCCAAGATAGGCCCTGGACCATCTCAGGCCATAAAGCCCGCATTATAGGATATAATTCCGATACGCTTTTCGTGGCGGGCGTTCCCGACAACGGCAGCGTGTATTTGGCGCTTTTATGCAAACCCGTAAGCGGGTTCAAAATAAACCGCGTTCTTTCACTATCTCTTCCTAGCATGTGCGCTTCGTCCAATATTAATAAGTCCCATTTCGTTCGTGGATCGCGGAGTGTTTCGCGGATCGCGTAACCACTACGGCTCAAAGCGTCGTAAGAAACAATGCTACAAAGTTGTGGTTCCTGTGGAATAATGTCCGTGCTCGTGCGAATTACACATAAATCTCGAACGCGTGTCTGACGTGTCTCAAACTCCCTGCGCCAGTTCTCCCGGCCGTGGGCTGGGCAAACGACTAAGATACGCTTTGCATTAACTGCGTCCGCATAAGCAATAGATGTGTAAGTTTTCCCCAACCCCGGCTCATGGGCCACATATCTGGGGACGGCGTCTTGACACAGCCAATCTACGGTGTGGCGCTGGTAATCAAATAGAGACATCGGGGCGCTCTAACCAACGCACGCGCGGCAAGGACATAATGACCTGCCGCATTCCGTGTCCGTGTATCTGTCCGCTACGGCTCTCACACTGTTTCACTAAAATTGTAGATACTTTTTCAATGACCAAAGGTTTAGGTTTAGGAAAAACCTTACCTTTCTGCGTAGAGATTTGGCTGTCTTTCATCGCAACACCAAGCAAAGGAAAATAAAACCACCCATGAGGATAATCATCAGTAGAAAAACCGCGTAGATAACGCGTAGAAAGTATTCGCAGTTAGACATCGTTTTGCCCTACCTGCGTTGACAAAAACCAATGTGCGAGCAACAAAGCCTCTGCTTTATTGTGATCGCGTTTTTTCGTGAGGAACTTTGCAACGTCTGGATAAAGACGCGACGCAAGATCGCGCGACATATCAGCGTCGCTAGACAAATTGAGCGCACGCTTCCAACGAATTGGAGAAACAAGATGCGTGCGGATTTCAAGCGCTGCTAAGACGCCTTCGATCATGCCGCAGCCCTTGCCAAAATTAAAACTTGAACTCACGCCCTGCTTGGGCATCGCGTTCACAAGCTCGACAACGGCGTCCACTGTTCCAAAAGGTTTAAGATGCTCTTTGAGTGTCTGCGCCCAGGCGGTTGCTTGGATCATCTTTGCGGCGACGGGCATGTCTGCGACAAAGGCCGCGCGAGAAGGACCGCGCACAACAATGGCGTAAGCCGCGGATATGGAGCCAGGGTCCACGCCAATGACAATGTCTGCCTTGTTACTCGCCATTAGCAACAGTCCCAACAAATGAGGTATTTAGATACCGCAAAGGATCAAATTCCTTGTCTAAACGGCGCGCCAAAGCCATAACGAGCGCTATCCCGTTAGCAGGGGATCTCTCTTCTGACTGCCAGTAATAGAGTGTGCGGAGGGAAGGAACCCGCATGTTTTGGGCCAACAGCAAAGAGCGCACACGGTCCGCGCCGCCTAAGTCTGTGATTAATTTACCTAAATCCCAATGGGCGTCCGTTACCATTGCCGCGGCTGTCCTACTGTCTTGATTAACGTAAAGACAGTAATGCCGCTGATTTGCAGTGTCGTCAAGCTTTTAAGTAGATATACGCACGGTATCTGCACATTAAATATTATTAACCACTATTTTGTGAACAAGTCTTGCACTGTCCTCTATACAGTGTATGACAAGGGACAGTTGTCTTTAGAGGTCCAGGAGGTATAACGATATGTCTCGCAGTCCCAGAAGAAGAATGCCACCCGCGGCGGGTCAAACTAGCGAAGAACGGTTAGTTCACGAAGATTTTTCACGTCGTTTACATAAATTAATTGCTGACCGTGGCATGTCGCCATCTGATCTCGCCCGCCGGGTTTGGGGGACGATTGAGCAAATAGATAGCAAGACGGGTCGTGTCGTAAACGCCGCCAGGAATAGAGACAGGATCTCTGTTTATCTTGCTGGCAAAGGATTTCCAGATCCAAAGAACCTAGCAAAGATTGCTAAAGCGCTTGGCACAACGCCAGAAGAACTTGCGCCCGACATCGCAGCCGCGACGATTGAGCGTGAGGTCCCAGAGATGAACATGACAGTTGTCGCGGGGCATGATGATAAAGCGCTTTTGAGAATTAATAAGCTCATGCCTGTAGATGTAGCGATTGAGGTTATGCGTCTTATTAGAGAAAAAACATCTAAGTGATTTTCGATGACGGCGACCCGTGGTTGACCGACCGTGATATAGGGCGATTGCTGCACAATCATCCAGACACGGTGTCTAGGTGGAGAAGGTGCGAAGGTTTACCCTATCTTCCAGGTCGTCCCGCTCGAACACGATATAGCGATTTAATAAAATGGCTGGACAAGCGCAAAAAGATACAACACGCGTCGCCTGGTCCGACAAGCGACAAGTCTGGGAAGTCCGTTGGACAGAGCAACATAACGGCGACCACAGAAGCCGCGCCATCTCAACAGGTATCAAGGACCCTAGCAGCAAGTTTGAGGCGGAAGTTTTCGCAGCGGAATTTAAGAACCAAAGCGCAGCAATAGACGAAGTAATAGAAGAACCCCGCATTAATGAAATCATAGATCGCTACGTGACAGACGTGATTGCGCGACGGGGTCAGACTAAAAACGCAAAATATATATTTAATGATATTCGCAAAGCATTCGGCGCGCAGCGTCTATCCGCATTAACAAGTCAGAGTTTTGTAGATTATCAAGTTGATCGTTCAAACGGACATAAGACATCTACTATTTTAACAAGATTAAAAAGATTACGCACAGCGATACTGCACGCGCATAAAGTTGGCTTGCTAGACAAGAACATTAATCCGCACATTCCATTCCCAGCAGAACAACAAGGTCGTGTTGTATTTCTGGATGAAGAACAAGAACTAGAATTTCATGCGCTGGCATGTGGATTGAGTATTGGGAAAAAGATCCTAGATCCTGTTACGATCTTTGCGTGTCTTGGTTTAGACACAGGCGCGCGGCAGATGGCAATGATGATGCTGACGTGGGACAGAATAGATTTGCGCGCGGGTATTATTGATTACAGAGAACCAGATAAAATTATTTCAAAGAAGCGTCGCGCAGTTGTTCCAATTAACAATAGACTGCGACCACTGTTACAACGCGCTTATAATGAGCGCGAAGGAAACAATGTCTTCAAGTCGCCGTCTTGTTTGGAGCGCGACTACAGATTGTTTATCAGATCCACGGCTTACCCCTGGGCGACGGCGCATGTCTTGCGGCATACGTTTGCGTCGCTGTCCTTGAAAGCAGGTGTTGATATTGTTCAAGTCGCGGAATTGTTGGGCGACACACCAGAGACAGTATTAAAAACCTACGCGCATACTAGCCGTAGATGGTTGCACGAAAGTGTTAATACTCGGCACCAATATTAAATAAAATAACTGTCTTTACTGTCTTGCCAAACGCGAAAAATTGGGGCAGCTTCGGACCCCTTCGCGTTTCCCCTACCTGTATCTAAGAAAAAAACCCCGACAAAGGGTGAGCCTTTATCGGGGTGAGTAGGGAGGAAACGCCTTATAAGAAGTCAAAGGCAGTGACAAAGATGACTATAACCGACGACAATAATCCTGACAAGTCTTTAATTAACACAGACATAACAAACAGTAACGGGACAGATATATTTGGCGAACAAGAAACTGCGACAAAGGAAGGATTAGCAATCCTCAAGAAAGCAGAGACTTGGGTAAATAATGGATTTGAAGGCGAACTCATTGCGACGCGTATTGGCGGTAAGCAAGCGTGCGACGAAGCTTGGAACAGTGAGGAACCTTGGCCTACAGATAAATTATTTAGAAGATTAAAACGCGGTCATGGGTTTGGCGTTAGGACAAGAATTTATCCAGCTATAGACATTGAAGAAACATCTAACGCGCAAACGATTTTAGACATTGCAACGCGCAACTATCCAGATGCGCCAATTCGTTCCAGACCAGGAACAACCAGCAAAGCATTATTGCTAAAACGCGCAGACGGTGAACCTGTCAAAAAGTTTCGCGTCTTACGTTTACCTGATGAAGCATTATTGATGGAGATACTTGGCGCGGGGCAGCTACACAGCGGCGGCACTAGAAGCGACAAAGGGAATGTCTGGTTGCAATGGGATAGAGCGCCGATTGCGGATGAACTCAATATTGTAACGAATGAAGAACTGGAATTTTTCTGTAACGAAGTCATAGGCGAATTAAAGAACATCGGTGTCCAAGCGGAACTCAGAATACAGGACGACAAAGGAACAATCACAGGTGGCACGCCTGCGACAGAGGAAGAGATAGCCGCGGACAGTGTCTATAGGTTGTTTGATGAGCTTGGCATGGTGGTGGGCAGAAGCGCAACGCGCACTGGCTGGGTAGATGTTGTCTGTCCGTGGGCGGATGAACATACGGATCCAACTCAAAATCTCGCTGGCTATCATCCTGGCACAGGGGGGTTCTCATGTTTTCATGCCCATTGTCAGGGTCGCGGCATGAACCAGGTCAGGGAATGGCTAGACAAGACGGCGACGCCGGATGCGCATCTCTCTGCAACGAACGCCGCAGCCGCAGAAGTTTTCAGAAAGGATGGGTATCAAGACCCTTTTGAGGATAAGAGCGATTTCCTTTCTAAGGAGTGGAAACACGCGATCAAGAGGTTGAGGGAAGCAAGAGACGAAGAAGGTCACAAGGAATTTTACGGCAGCGACGGCGGTGAAGGGTTTGTTACGTTTGATCTAAACGCGCCAATGGATACGCCTTTTATCAGACCAGACATTACGGATTGGCACGCAAGGGGCGAGACAGCGATCATGGCGTCCGCGCCAGGAACAGGCAAGAGCACGTTATGTTTGTTATACGCGTTAGCGATAGTCCTAGAGCGTCCAGATATTATAGGACAGACAAGTATAGATTGGACAGGCGACGTCGTTATCATTTCCAATGAGGATAGGTTCGCATCTATTCAAAGAAAGCTTTTGGCTTACAAGAAAAAACTCAACATCCAGCCAGGCGACGCCAAGCACAAAATACATCTTTGGAACGAGCGTTTAGCGGTCGTGTCTAAGACAGGAAGTTTGGGGATAGTTCCTACACGCGACGCAGTGCGCTTTGTGGACAGGCTCGCGGACCTGCGGGCAAGCGCGCCTCTGGCTTTGGTAGTGATAGACACGCTGGCATCAGCGGTAGAAGGCGGCGACGAAAACGCGTCTGGGGACATGCAGGTTTTAATGAACCATTGCATTGATATTTCGATCAATGGGTTTTGCGCTGTTACGCTTATTCACCACGTCAAGAAGACCACGTCAGACACAGAGGACGACGTGTCTATGAATGATGTTAGAGGTTCAGGGGCGCTTGTGGGTGCGGCGCGCATGGTTGTCGGTGTCGCTAAGTGTGGGTCCGCGCGTGAAGCTAGACATGGGTGGACAGTAGACGAGCGGGTTAGGTCGGTTCGGTTCGCGGGGTTAAAATCAAACGATAGACCCCTGGCTTGTGAAAAGTTTTTTAGGTTTGAAGGCGTGGACTTGGTCGCGCGTGATCCGCGCGGGGGCGGGTCTATCAGTTCGGTAAGGGCGGGGGTCTTAGAGATACTTGCGACGCCTGGATCGTTGTTGAAAGATTGGAAAGCGGAAACACGTGCGGCGGTAGATGCGGCGTTACATGCTGGGGTTGAGCTTGTCCTGGATAAGCAGGGCGTAGGGGTGTGGGCGACCCGCTCCGCTGTTAAGCATGTGTTGGATAGTGTGGGCGGCGATCTTAAAAAGGACCGGGTGGCCGTTTTTGAGGCTTTGGCGGGCCTTTTAGATGATGGCGTTTATACTGCACAAACCGTGCGCAATAATGCGGGCAATTATAGAACGGTTATCGCGTTTTCATAATGCGCGGACCCTACGCGCGGACCCTACGCAGACCCTACGCGACCCTACGCAAAATGGGCGCGTAGGGTGCGTAGGGTCCCTATAGTAAAAAAGCGACCCTACGCGCTTTTTTACTATAGGGGGACCCTACGCGCGACCCTACGCAAGTTTCCTTATTGAACCATGAAAAAAGGGCCTTGCGGCCCTTTTATTTTGTGCAAGGTTTGTGCAGGTCTATGCGGCCTGTTTAAGCTTGCGCGTAAGAGCGCCTAGACCCTCTCGCGCAAGTTGCGCGGCGTCATATACTGTAACGCTGTCCTTAAAAATGTGGCTTACGTCATATTGAAAGCCTATGCCTATTGTTTCTATTCCGCCGCGCGCCCAAAGGACCTGAGCGCGCCGCCAAGCCTCTGGACTAAAATCGTCCTGACCGTCACTAAGCACGAATAGGATGCGGCGGGTTGCGCCTCTTACTGTTCTAAGGCGGTCTACTGCTGACGCCGCGCCCACTAGATTGCACGTGTGTTCGTAAGGCGTAGCCATAGGGATAAGGTCGCGGCGTTTACGCCACGCCACGCTGTAAGGTTTCATAATATCCACGCCCTCAACATAGTCTGCGCGGCCGCGCCCTGTCCTGGATACTTCAAACGGGACGGCGGCGCGGTCCAGGGCGTCGCCCATAACGACCGCCAGGGCCGCCGCATATTTTTCCCGCGCGCCCCGCATGGACCCGGACCCGTCCAGGACAATAGACACGGCCGCATTGACGCCCTCAGTAACCTGACGCCGGGAAAAGACGTTAGTTGCGCCGCCCGCAATGCGCCCAAAGGCGCGGCGGTCCAGGCGGCCCGCAAGTAGGCCGTGTTGATGCGCCACGCGCTCAGGCGATTTAACGAGGCGCGTCAGGTCCGCTTTAAGCTTGGCGGTAGATGGAAAGACGTCCTCTATAGTTTTCATGCCAGTGTGACGGGTTGTCTTTTCAGTAAGTTTAGGCTTGATACGTGGAATTTTAACAATAGCGCGGTCCGCATAATCGGTCATTGCGTCGCGCGCCTTCAAGCGCTTTAGGACTTCATCGGTTTGTGACGTCAGATTAGGTTCCACGTCAATCTTTGGCGCGTCCTGGGCGTGCGTAGGGTTGTCGCCGCCCTTGTTCTCTCCGCCTTCGCCGCCAGTAGGCGCGGCGTCCTGGTCCTCGCTGTCCTGGTCGTCCTGGTCGCCTTCGCCCTGGCTGTCTTGTTCCTGGTCCTGGTCCTTAGTGTCCTGGTCCTGGTCGCCTTCATTGTCTTGTTTCTGGTCGCCCTGGTTGCCCTGGGGGCTCTCTTTTGGTTCCTGGGCGGCCTGGACCTGGGCGGCGCGCCATGCTGCTACATCATGCGCCAGAGCCAGAACGTCAAAGGTAGACGCGCACGCAGTCAGGCGCGGCCATATCCAGGACAGGCGCGCCGCTAGGTCAGGGTCCAGGGCCGGGGCGTTCGCCAGGGCGTAACCCTGGCAATGAATGCGCCCATAGACCGCCAGTGTGTAAGCCAGGTTTGACAGGTCCGCCGGGTCGTAGGCGCGGGCGTTCGCCTCGCTCAATTTTTGATCGGTTAGTTTTTCTAGCATAGCGCGGGCATTGGTCGCCACGCCATTGCTTAAAAGACAACCCTCAATTCTGGGGTCCTCTAGGCCATTGACTAGATCGTGGACGCCTTCATTGATAGCGCGCCGCCAGGCGTAAAAATCGGTAAAGAGCGCGTGGCCTAGTTCGTGGATCACATAGCCTACCCATAGGTCGCGCTCATCCCGGGTAAGGCGCGCGTCTAGGGGTAGAAAGGGCAGGTTAAGGCAAACGCCTTGCGAGTTTATACTGATGCCCGCCGTGTTGCCGTCTATTGATACGCGCCAAGCCAGGGCGCAGCTAGGCTTTTGCGTCCTGTAAAGCTTTTGGGCGGCGAGTAGACAGGCGTCGATGACGTCCTGGTAGATTATACTGTTTGACATGACTTTAACCTTTCGAGACAGGTGAGACATTATTCCTGGAAGGCGGTCGCTGCGGCGTCCCCACGTGCGCTACGCTCTATTGTTTCTTGCAGGGCCTTTGCTTCCAGGTCCGCCGGGGTCAGGCCCGCCGCGAAGGCGTCTAGGTCAGAAAAATTAAGGTCCGCGCCCGCTAAGACTTCAAGGGCCTGGACGTCCTCGCCATGCGCGAGATTGAGGACGCAAACCTTGAAGGCGTGCTTGGACGGGACGCCCGCAACAATCCAATCGGCGAAGGCGACAAGGCGTCTAAAGCCTACCGCCTGCGTCAGGTCGCCGCTGTTACATTTGGCGCGCGTGACGCCCGCGAACCTAACAATGGCGTCAGCCAGGGCGCGCGGCGCGCCTGTCTTTAGGATTAGGGCCTTGGTTTCTTGGCGCTTGTCAGGATAGCCAACATCCAGGCCCACGGCGAAGCGATCCATGAAGGCGGCATTGACGGCGGCGGTCCCTATAAAGTTGCCGCTAGTGTCGCCCCGGCCGTTCGTATTATCGGCCGCCAGGACAATTACGCCCGGCGCAAGGTCTACCCGTTCGCCTGTCTCTAGGATAACAAACCTATGATCTAGGGTCGTTTGTAAGGTCGCCAGGGTCCCGGAAGGGCAAATAGTGGGCTCATCCAGTAGAACGACCGCGCCAGGCGTGCGCAGGGCCTTAGTAAGCTTTCCGTCCTGCCAAATAGTGCTACCGCCCACAATGCCAGGGCCGCCCCATAAAAAGGCCGCCTCAGTGTCGCGGTCAAACGCCACACGGAAAAAAGGCCGCCCCAGGTTCGCCGCTAATTGCATTGCCGCGCTTGTTTTACCCGTGCCAGGCGGGCCGAACATCCAGGCGCATTGTTCTTTAGTGATTGCGGTTAAAAGGTCCGCCAGTAACGTGTCATCCCAAACAAAATTAGGGTCCACGGCGGGCGCGCCGGGGTCGTTCCACACTGGCAGGGTCAGGCGGTCCAGGCGGGCGCTCTTAATGTTAAATATTTTAGAGGCGGCGAAGGTTTGCCCGCTGGGCGCGGCCTGGACGCCAGGCGCGGCGGGCGCGATCGTCCGCAAGGGCAAGGCCTCGCGGGCGTCTTTAGCCTCTTTAAGGGCCTTGTCCAGGCGCGTATAAACGCCCGCAACATTGTCGCGCAGTGTGTCCCAAATGGCGGGCGCCAGAAACCCTTTGACGCCTTCCAAGGGCGCAAGCGCATGGTCCGCGCCCTGGTAAGGGTCCGCCGTCATTGTCTTGATTGTTTCACGTGAAACAGGACGGGAAACATCAGTAAGAGCGTCGCCCTGGTCGTCCTGGGGCGCGGCGGGCGTAATGGCAATAGCGGTCGCCACGTCCACGCCAAGCGCCGCAGCTAGGCTGTAAAGCTCGTGCTGATGAAGCTTGGACACGTTGTCCTTTCCCGTCATGTCTAAGCAGGTCTTGCCCTGGGCGCGCAGTGTTGCGCTTAAAGCAGCTTTAAGGGCGGTGCGTTGTTCATTTGTCATGTCACTGTTTCCTTATGTTTTTTATATGAAAAGATATACTAGGGGTTGAGCGATAACGGTCGCCACAAGGGCGACCGCTAACATTGAAAGGACGTCCAGGGCATCCATTAGACCGCCCTCAGATCACGGCGCGCCATTGCAATAAATTCATCAGCGCTTGAAGCGGTCCAAAAGGCCGCGCGGTCGTCGCCCTGGTTTAACAAAAGACGCGCCTCATTAAGGCAACCAAGCGCCAGGCGAAGGGCGGCGCGGGCGTCCGGGTTGGACTTAACCGGCTTAGAGCGAAGCGCATTCATAGCGCGGTTAATAGCGGCGTTTAAATTTTGAATATTCATCATGTCACTGTTTCCTTTATTGTTTCCTACTGTCCTGTCTACCGGACAAATCAAGACATACTACATAATTAAATATTATGGAAGACCTGTCTTGCGCTGTCTTGATCTTTTTGGTGAATTAATGGTAAAAAGGTATTTAAATACCACATAACCAGGTAGACAGGTCGGACATGCCAACGGTCGCCCCAAAAATCCAGGAAATTCCTGTTATAAATCATAAGCTTGCGCAGGTCCGTCGCAAGCGGCGCACGTATCACGAACGCCAAGCAGCATTGGAATTTATGACTGATGAAGCTCTGGACGTGTTGCGCGAGCTGCTCGCGTCTAACAATGAAAGCATTAGACTAGCGGCCGCGAAGGAAACATTAGACAGAGCGCAAGGTAAGCCTAGACAGGTTCAATCTATTGATGTCCAGGCGTCGGATCTGACCGCATTGCACTTGGCGGCCCTGCGAACACTGGCAGCAAACACGCAAGCCATTGATATTACACCAAATAAGGCCATTGTCCATGCGGGTTAGCAAGGGCATTAAGGCCCAGGACATGCGCGACAAGATAGAGAAAAGCGCACGTAACCTATTGATTAATATAGACAAGCCACATAATAGCGTATTATCTAGCGCTAGATCGACAAGCAATATCAATGACTTAGACACGGTAGACAGGCCGGTCCCCGAAGCCCCCCGCCTCCCCAAAGGAACCGCAGACGCCGCTGCTGACGGCAACCCTCACATCCCAGACACCGTAAATCCAAGCCAACCTGTCCTGACAACACAACTCAAGACAACCCCCACACCACCCCAAGAACAATTTACGTCTGTTTTTGAAAAATATTTTGGTGGTTTACCAGAGATTGTAAACACGGAGCAACCACCGTGCGTTTCAGAGAAACAGCCCAAGCAGCCCGCGACTACGCGGCCATCGCCTGCGCCGCAATCTGCGTCTCCTTCGCAGCCTCCTTCGTCCTCTTCCTCTACGGCTGCGTCTGCATCTTCGCCTGCGTTGCAGACCGCATCGACACCGCCATCAAAAGACAAAGATAACCCGTTCGTTGATTTCGTGTTGCGTTACCGCGAAAACCCCGCGGACTTGGTCAAGAATGTTTTTGGCGCAGAGCCAGATCCTTGGCAGGAAGAATTTTTATCTCATATCCAATCCGGCGCGCGACGCATCTCAGTCAGGGCAGGGCATGGCGTTGGAAAATCCACTGCCTGCGCTTGGGCCGTGATCTGGCATTTAATTACGCGCTATCCCCAAAAAGTAGTTTGCACAGCGCCAACTGCGCCGCAGCTTTATGATGCCCTCTTTGCGGAAATAAAATTCTGGATCAACAAACTGCCTGCATATATGCGGCAGCTATTTGAGATCACCTCTGATCGTATCGTTTTAAAGTCTTCTCCCGAAGCTAGTTTTGTGTCAGCACGCACGTCTAGCAAAGAGAAGCCAGAGGCGCTGGCCGGTGTCCACAGTGATAACGTGCTGTTGATCGTGGACGAAGCCAGCGCCGTCGAGGAAGCAGTGTTTGAAAGCGCGGCGGGATCTATGTCCGGCCACAACGCGACAACAGTTCTTATTGGAAACCCCACGCGATCATCTGGCCTCTTTTATAAGACGCACCATGAACTCGCGCCCGAATGGCGCACGATGCACGTCTCATGCGTGACGTCGCCCCGCGTCACAGAGGATTTCGTTAAACAGATTAAGGACACTTATGGCGAACTCTCGAACGCTTTTCGTGTGCGTGTTCTGGGTGAATTTCCTCTTGCTGATGATGATACCCTTATCCCAGCCGAATTGGTTGACGCCGCAATGCGTCGAGACATCCACCACGACACAAACGAGCCAATACTTTTCGGTGTTGACCCCGCACGTTTTGGCGACGATGCCGCTGTCCTTTGTGTCCGCCAAGGTAATGTCGTCATGCACTTTAGGTCATGGCGTGGCCTCGACCTCATGTCTTTATGCGGAGCCATAGTAAATGAAGCCGAGCAACTTAAGCCAGAAGAGATCAATGTTGATAGCATTGGTCTTGGCGCTGGTCTGGCTGACAGGCTTAGAGAGCTTGGCTTACCTGTCAGAGATGTCAATGTCTCAGAAGTTAGCGCTCTCAATCCAAAAGCCAATCGTCTCAGAGACGAACTCTGGATTTCAGTAAGAGATTTCCTTGCGCAACGCGCGTGCAGATTACCTAATGAAGAAAGCCTGCGCGCGGATTTAGTCACACCAAAATATAGCTTTACCTCAAGCGGCAAACTGCAAGTCGAGAGTAAGGGCGAGATGAAGAAACGCCTTCGTCGCTCACCTGACTTTGCTGATGCTTTAGCACTTACATTTGCCGGACGTGGCGCGATGGTCGGGGGTCGCATGGCGTCATGGGTTCCTGGCAAACCTCTCCAACGTCGAATTTCGATTTGCTGAAAAGGATAATACCAAATGGCCCGCCGTAGAAAGTCACGCGCTCCTATTGATGGTATCTCGAATACGCCGCGTTCTGATGTTCCTGGTCTAGTCGCAGACTTGGACGACAATGATGAGGACCGACGCCTGCGTCCAAAATACGTAGATGGCATTCGTAATACGATGCAAGGCGAGAATGACCGTGAAACCAATACGGATTATGTGCAAACTGCGGAACCGCCATCGAGTTCTGATGAAAGCTCTCCTACGCCTATTCGCACAGAGTTTCGTCCTCTTGATCCTGTCGAGTTTCAGTCTCGCGTTTTTAAAGCCTACGAGCAAGCGGAATTATATGTCGATACTTATGTCGCGCCTGCGCGTATCTCTGCGGCGGAATATTATAAGGGTGGGCCTTTCGGAGATGAGGAAGATGGTCGCTCGCAGATTGTGCTCACGGAAGTAAGAGACACAATCCAATCAATTCTTCCGTCCCTAATGCGCGTGTTCACGTCAGGCGACAAGATTGTCGATTATATGCCGCGGACTGCGCAAGCTATCCCCGCTGCGGAACAAGCGTCAGACGCAATTAATTTTATATTCCAAGATATGAACCCAGGATTTAATATCCTTTATTCTGCGTTCAAAGATGCACTTTTAAAAAAGCTCGGTATTGTTACGTGGTGGGCTGAGAGTGAAGACCGAGTGATTGAAAAACATTTCTCAGGTCTGACGGAAGAAGAAGTTTTAATGTTTCAGCAACAAAATCCCAATGCGGAATTTGTTGCAATAAATCCAGAGCCCGCGATTGCGCCATATGCGCAAACATACGCGATTGTTGTGCGTCTTGTAGATCAGCAACGCAAATACCGTGTTCGCGCTTTACCGCCAGAATGTTTTGTCATTGATCGCCGCGCGCGAGATACAGACAAGTTCTATGATCTTGTCGGGTATAGAGACATGGTCACTGTGTCAGAGCTTGTGCAGATGGGCTTTGATGAAGATGAAGTGCGTGAACACGGCGCGCCAGGACAAGATGAGAATTGGTATTGGAACTTTGAGGAAGTAGAGCGCAATCCCGGTTATGGCTGGCCTAACTATCCGCCAGACCCGTCAATGATGCGCGTAAAGTATATGAAGATTTATATGCGCATCGACAAAGATGGCGATGGCATAGCTGAATTGCGTTGCATCCACTGCATTGGTTCTGGTTGCTATGTTTTACGCGATGAGGTTGTCGATCATGCGCCATTTGCATTGTTCTGCCCAGACCCCGAACCCCATACAATCTTTGGACAATCTATTGCGGATAGCACGATGGACTTGCAACGTATCAAGTCCCACGTCTTGCGCGCCACAATGGACAGTCTCGCGCAATCCATCTTTCCCCGCACCGCTGTGGTTGAGGGACAAGTCAACATGGACGACGTCCTTAACAAAGAAGTAGGGGCGATCATTCGTATGCGCCAGATTGGCGCTGTGCAGGATTTATCCACGCCATTTGTCGGCCAAGCCGCAATGCCAATTCTGGAATATATGGATGAGATTAAAGCACAGCGGACGGGCGTCACCCCGGCAAGTCAAGGTCTTGATGCTGATCTGTTGCAAAGCACAACAAAAGCTGCTGTCACGGCGCAAATTAGCGCAGCGCAAGAGCGAATTGAAATTATTGCGCGCATCTTTGCTGAGACAGGATGCAAGCAACTCTTCACAGGATTGTTAAAACTTATCTGCCGCCACCAAGACAAACCTTTAATGGTTAGACTGCGTGGACAGTGGACGCCAATAGATCCGACGACATGGGACGCAGATATGGACTGCACTGTGTCTGTCGCATTAGGCCGCGGCGATGACGCGCAGCAGATGACGTTCCTAGCGCAGATTGCCCAGAAGCAAGAGCAAATCTTGCAACTCATGGGCATGAGCAATCCACTTGTGAAACTGAGCCAGTATCAACAGACATTGGCGCAGCTAGTTCGCAAGGCTGGATACAAGAACCCCGATAGTTTCTTCACACCAATAACGCCAGAAATGGAGGCCCAACTTGCGCAAGCCGAACAAGCAGCCAAAGCTCAACAAATCGACCCCAATATCTTACTCGCCAAAGTCGAACTCGCAAAAGCCCAAAGCGACACCTTCGCCAAGCTCCAAGGCCAAGCCATATCGCGCGCCAAATTGCAGTTAGACGAAGACTTGCAGCGCGACAAAATGGAAGCAGATACCATTTTGCGCGCTGCTGACCTGTCTGCAAAATACGGCGCGCCGATTAATGTCGAAGAGATACTTAATTATGTCCAGCGTCCACGCCCAGACATTACAGCGTTGACCGACGCTCTCATGGACAGAGAGAAACAAACGTCCGCACAAGTTCTCACCAACATTGGCATTAGCGCCAATCAACCGGGGCCACAGGCTGCGCCATCCGCGCCGTCTAAACCGTCGCCACTTGCGGCGCAGACACAAAGCCCCCTCGCACAACCCGCAGGTAACGCATGACCCAGATCGTAGACGACGCAATCCGTCTTGGTAACGACGCCGAATATATTGAGAACTCCGAAGCCTTCCGCCTCGTAATGGCCGAACTTGAAAAAGGTTTAGTCGATGCGTGGGCGGCGGGGCAGTTCAAGACAGCGGAAGAACGCGAAGAAGCGTTTAACCGCGTGCGCGGCGCTCGCATGTTCCGAGACAGATTTAACGGTCTGATCGAAAACATGAAGATGAAGAAGGCGCAGGCTGAAAGATCCATCAAGGCAGAGCGCGCCAGAGGACAGGGTTAATTTTAATCTTGTGTCTTGAATAAGGAAGGACTAACATGACAGACAATTTAACGACTGCGCCGATAAACCCCGAAGGGTCCGGCAGTGTCGATGAGACTGCCGCAAGGTTTGAGCGCCTTCTGTCCCCCGAATACGGGGAAAAACAGAAGCGGTCCCAAAGCGAGACAGCCGAACCGCCGCCAGAAGTAGAGGCGAAAGCCGAAGCTGAAGACGGCGCGGATGACGAGGCCGAAGAGACGGCGTCTGATGAAGTCGAAGAGGCTTCCGCAGACGACGAGGCCGAGAAATCCCCCGACGCACCCGAAGAGGATGCCGAGGAGCAAGACGACGCGGACAAGGTCTACACCGTCAAAGTTGACGGCAAGGAGATGCAAGTCCCGCTAGACGAATTGCTCAAAGGTTACTCAAGGACGGCGGACTACACCCGGAAAACTGAGGCTCTAGCCCATGAAAGAAAATCCTTTCATGCGGAAGCGGAGCAGGTGAGGGAAGAAAGAGCGCAATACGCGCAACTTCTCCCAGCTTTGGCGCAACAGCTTCAAGCAAGTTTGCCACAGCAACCCGATCCTGCACTGCGTGAGACAGACCCCCTCGCGTATGTCTTGGAGAAAGACAAATACGAGGAAGCAGTTGGGCGTTTGAATGCTGCATTCTCAGAATTGCAACGCGTTCAATCGCAACAGACGGAGGAACAGCTTAAGCAGGTCCAGGCATCCGTGTCTGAAGCCCGCAAACGGCTCCCCGATCTGATACCGGCGTGGAAAGACGAGAAAGCGTTTGAGCGTGATCGGCCCAAACTGCGGGAATACGGAAAGAAGCTCGGTTATTCTGACCAAGAACTAGACCAAGCCTATGACCCCCGCGCCGTCGCCGCTCTCTGGAAAGCAATGCGATACGACGCCTTAGTCGCTAGTCGCCCGCGCCCCGACGTTCCTCTCGAAAAAGCCATCCGCCCAACGCCTTCGGTCGTCGCACCCGCCGCGCGCAGCGTTAGACAGAGCCAGGAAGCCCGGAAACGTCTCGCTCAAACTGGCCGCATCGAAGACGCTGCGGCTGCTTTTAGATCGCTTCTGTAGGTAATAGGACAAGACAATGGCTACAGTAACTCGTTATGACAACACGAAGGCTGTTCGTGAGGATCTTACTGATATTATTTACAATATCAGCCCAACGGCAACACCTTTTATAAGCAACATCGGCACCGAGAGCGTCGATAACACCTACCATGAGTGGCAGACAGACATTCTTGCTGCCGCTGATGCAACCAACGCCGTAGTCGAAGGCGCAGACGCTTCAGACACGTCTTTCGTTGCGACGAACCGCGTCGGCAACTACACGCAGATCAGCCAGAAGACCATTAACGTGTCTGGCACGACCGGCGCTGTAGACACGGCAGGCATGAAAACGCTCGAAAGTTATCTTTTGGCTAAGAGAGGCCGCGAGCTAAAACGCGATATGGAACAGATACTTCTGACGAACCAAGCTGCGGTTGTCGGAAATAACTCCACGGCGCGCAAACTTGCTGGCTTCCCTGCCTGGATCAGAACCAACATTGTTGCCAACGGCGCTACGGCTCCTACCATGTCTTCAACCAACGACGGTTATCCGAACGCTGGCTGGACAGCCCTGACGTCGCCTGCGGCGTTTACCGAAGCCATGCTCAAGACAGCTATGCAGTCGCTCTGGACAGCGGGCGGCGAAGCTAAAATGCTCATGGTGGGCCCCGTGAATAAAGTCCGCTTTTCTGGCTTTGCCGGTATCGCGCTTAACCGCGTAGACCGCCCATCGCCAAAGCAGACTTTCATTCTTGGGGCGGCTGATGTTTACGTTTCCGATTTCGGAAATTTAGACATTGTTCCAAATAGGTTTACAAACGAAACCTTCGCTCACTTGATTGATCCTGAGTATGCAAAGATCGGTTATCTCCGTCCATTCCAGCGCAATCCGCTGGCTAAGACGGGCGATAGCAAGCGCACTCAGATGTTGGTCGAATATACGCTTGTTGTCGGCACTGAACGCGCCCACGCAACAATCGCCAACATCACCACGTCGTAAGCGTAGCGTGTGTCTAGGACAGGTGGCTTTTGAGCCGCCTGTCTGTTATACAGATAGACAGACAGGACATATGGCATGTCTGGATTTAGACATTTAGACGATCCTAACTTTGACGTAGACCCTATGAACGGGGTCCGCCAACGCCTAGTCATTGACGACGAAGGCATCATGCACTTTGAAACAACGCAAGACGACAGTCAGTTGCGTGATTTTGCGCATGAGAAACGCAGCAACTTTTCAAAGAACGAAAGACTAGGCGATGTTGTTCACGCCGCGTCTATTCCAGTTCTTGTTCAATACGATCTCATCAAACGCGGGATCTGGGGCGATAAAGTCCTCTTCAAGAAATGGCTAAACTCGATTGAAGCCGCTCCCTATCGAACAAGGGAGTTTCGGTTTTGACGACTTTTGCCGATCCGACATTCAGCGCCACCTATCAAGGTCTTTGCAATAAAATTGCAGATACGTTGAACCGCCAGGATCTAACGTCCGTTATTCCTGACTTCACGGTTTTGGCGACGACGCGCATTCAGCGCGATATGTCTAGGGTCAAACACCCCTTTATGATCAACCGCGCGCAAGCGACGGTTATTGATAATTACGTGCCACTGCCAACTGATTTTGTCGCTGTGTTTCAGATGGCAGATCAAGATACGTCAGTGTCGATTGATTATATTTCTCCCGATCAATCTAAAAATGTCATGGCAAATGGTTGGGGTAACGCTGTTGGCGCGTATCCGCCATCTACGCCAACGTCCACAAGCATGAGTAGCCCAATCTATTATACAATTTTGGGCAATCGCATTCGTCTTATTCCTGCGCCAGGGCAGACAGCGCCAGAAACGCTAGACCTTTGGTATTACGCGCGCCTTACGCCGCTTAACAACACAACGCCTACGAATTGGGTGCTGTCGCGTTACCCCGATTTATATCTCTACGGCTCCCTGTTGCACTCGGCTCCATATCTCAAAGCCGACGAACGCATTCAGACATGGGAAGGCGCTTACCAAACAATTCTTAGGGACATTGAGGTCGAAGCTGACCGCGCTGTTCGTTCACAAACCAAACTTGTCGCTGCGCGCAAGGGCTTTTGAAAAAGGACATAGATTATGGCTGTAACTTACAACGCTACACTTAAAACTAACCGTATGCAGTTAGTCGCTGATTTGATTGCAAGTAAAACAGCAGCGGCATCAACTGGAACGGCTACGGCTGGCACGATTGTAATTGGAACCTCTGCGCTTTCTGGTGCAACGGGTGTGTTAGCCTCGTTCACATTATCCGCTACGCCAGGCACTGTCTCCGGCGCAGTTTTGACAATTTCTGGAACACCCTTGACTGCTACGGCTACTGGAACTGGAACGGCT